CTTCATTACTGGTCGGCTCCAGCCACGGATTTTTTTGTTGTTTCCTTCTTTGCAAGGGGAGCAACAAACCCTACTCCTTCAGCTACCTTTCGGGTGATCTTAGGATATAGCTTGTGTAGATTCTGATCCTTTACTGCAATCAACATCTTAGCTTCGGTTGGGTGAACACCTTCAAGCATGGAGACAAAAAGACTTTCTCTCTTGATTGGCTTTAGATCTGCTCGACAGAACACATAGAGACGACGCAACTCATTGTATAAATTTGTTGGGGTCATACCCAATGGTTCAGCTGCTGCTTTGAATGGTGGTGCATCTTCAGGAAGAATCATCTTCTTTGCTGGGTCAAATGCGTACTCAAAAATCAGTCTGATGGCAGCATCGTCTTTATACTTCGCAATGGTGCTTGGATCTGCATTGATTTCTTCCATCACTTGTGGTATATATTTTCTCATTAAAAATCCTCTAGTTCGTCAAGTAGTAATCGGCAACGATTTTCGATCAGGTAATTCATGATAGTCATCTTGTCGCCAGTTGGCTTTGTATTTATGTAACTTTGAACAATCTCTCCACGAACATCATCTGGGATATGATCAAAGTCAACCAACACAGTATTACGCTGCCAGTTGCGACGCTCATCATCATTCTTACAAGCAAGGAAACCATTATCAATGAATTCCTGCAGTCGCTTGGCAGTTACAACTCGCTGTCTTTCTCCAATGACAAACACATCATCCTTGGACATGATGTTTGGAATGCCATCACCAGAGTCACCCTTGACAATATGCTCGATCTTGTACTCAATGATTTCTCGTTGAGTTGCTGTAACATACTTCTTCTGCATGGGTGACCACTGCTTCACATTTGGATACAACTGCAGCTGTTTGAAGTCTTTGTCGGAAGATAGGATAAGGATCTTTTGTGATTCCTCGACCAAACCTTCTTGAACAAGTTCGTTCTCTTGTGCATACTTTGTCAGTGCTGCAATGATGTCATCTGCTTCACAGCGTTCAATGTGCAACACCTTGTATGGAAAATGCTTGGCTAGGTCATCACGCATTTCAGACAACGTGTCAAAGATAAGTCCCCAGTCAAGATTTGATGCTTCACGTGCTTTCTTACGACCAGCTTTATAGTGTTGAAAGAAGTCACGACGCCAGTACTTACGCCCATCGCAACAGATTACAATGTCTCCATAGTCTTTGCCGTACTTTTTCTTGAAGGACTTTATGGTAGATAGAGTGACATGTCGAATCAAGTTCTTCACCTCGGACTCAGTACCTTTTAGTTCTCGTTGGAAAGACAAGATGGCTGACAATGCAACCTGTGAGTAGTCAACTAGAATCATATTGTTCCACCAAAGTAAGGGATTAAAGTTTCCAGTGATGGAATAAGTTTAAACAAAGAGTTATTCAAGTCTTCAGGATGTAAGTATTGTCCTTCTTCAAGATGCAAACGAACCTCTTCCTTGAGATATTTCAAGTGATCTTGCATGATAGCCAAGGCAATACCATCTGCAACTTCATAAGGTATAGTTAAACCACGCATCAAAATGCTCCCAGTAAAATTGTTTCTTCATTGATACGACCATTCGGAGCAGCAGGTTTCGTAGTCAAAGTCTTCATCTTGGCAGTCAGTGCACGTTTACCCAGCGATAATCCCTTGAAGAAGTCTTCTGGTTTACGTAGCGTAAATGCTTTCGACTCTTTGATGTCAAACCCGATAATCGTAGTTCCCTTCACAGCAAGAGTAGTTCCTTCTGCACGGTATACGCCCACACGACGATACTTCGTATTGTAGAACCATACTTCGCTGGAACCGATGATGTTCGCAGGATTGACAGACTTTAGATTCAACTCAGCAAATTCACGCAGGTACTTCATACGAGCCACTTGTTTGGCAGCAGGGACTTCCTTGCGTTTACGTGGAGCACGATTTGCTTTGGCAGTCTGAACCATCTGATTACAGTCAGCGATGATGCCATCAACGAATTCCGCAAACCTCTTTAGTTCACGCTTGGTAAAGTTGGAGTAACCTTCAACAAGTTGTTCGTCATCACCAGCAAGTGCAGCATGCAGTTCGTTGGATGTTTTAACAAACAGATCACCAACACGTTTAGCGATTGGACCAGCGACTTGATTGGCCATCAGATAGTTCTTGGCAGAGAAGTCACCTTTACAACCAGCAAGCATAAAGTCATCGATTGCACCTTCGATTTCTCCAGCAACGTCATGCGCTTTGTCTTCCATGCGTTGTTGAATGGAGATTACGTTTGCGGGCAGCGCAGCTTTTGCAGCAGCAGCATCTTTCTTGTCTTGAACATCTTGAGATTTTTGACGCTTCTGGATCTGAGCCAACAGCTTCTCAGTCTTTTCGGTCAGGTGACGCATCTCGTTCTCTAGTAGAACCGAACCACCTTCAATCATACGAGCAAGAATGCCAGCATGGCGAAAGTGTTGTTCGTCAACCTTAAGCAACTCAACTGCTGCTTTCTTGTCGATCTTTGCGTAGTGGGTAATGAACCACTTCTTCTTTTCTTTGTCATCATGGTTGGTGTTGTAGTAGTTCAACGCCATGATAAGATCACGTTGGTAGTGTGAGGGATCGAGTATTACCTCAACTCCTTTAGTCATGCGCTCAGTGCGAGCAATCAGCTGTTTACGTTTTGCAGTATTTGTCATAGGTCAAGACCTCCAAGTTATAACATAATTATACCGCATATATGAATTAAAGGCAAGCGATATTTTGTAATCCCCTACTGGGATGAGGGGATTACTTACCACTTACTTTTTGACAGTGACATTTCCTTTGAGGAACATACCCAGAACTACCACTGCAACCCAAGTCTCAAATGAGTACGGGATTGCCAACACAGGAAACAAAGTATTCACTGCCCAGATGGTCGCCAGTGGACCAAGAATCAGCAATCCAATAACAATTGCAGCAACAGTTAAAATTCCAAAACCTTTAAGCAAATCAATCATAGTGTAAACTCCACTTTAGTTACTGAATCCCAACGAAACGATCTCCACTCGGAGACTTCTGTATCAAAGACCCGAACAGCGGATCCAGAAGACGAGGTACTTGTCCCTTCGGTTTTAGGTACTTTGTCTGCTGGGATTTTACCTTCTGCGAGGGTACAACGCATTGCTCTTTCACTGCCATCCTTTTTGATAAAAGTAACGCACAGATCTTGGATTTTGTCATCGTGGAGTACTCCGAGTGTCCAGGTTTTAAATTCTTCAAACTCTTTGTCATTCTTGAATACTGTCTGCATTTTCGAATCTCACTTTCATATCATTAATAATTGGTTCAAAAAAATCTTTAAACTCACGTGGAGAAAAGAATGATGTATGTCCACTATCAACAATCACTTTACCATTTTCATCAGTAAGGTTATTCTTGATTGTAAACTCAATAGTCTCGTAAGACGTTCCCTTGTTTTGTTCTTTGATTGTGATAGTCTTTAGTAGACCTGCTTTGTAGAACTCATAGTGCATGTTCATAGGTTTCCTTCTTGTGTTTGGGTTGACGAGTATACTTAACCTTTGAGTCCACCACACGCATTTTATACTTGGGTGTTCTCAAATCCCTTGCTACGAGATTTCTAGGTTTAGGTAAATTATACTTGATTTTCATTTGCAACTCAAATTTAAGTAGAGTGTTTATTTAGCCATTATGTTTGCAAGTGCATCTTTTGCGTCAGTCAAGTCTCCAAGATCTTCTTCTTGAGACTCAAGGATAACCATACGCTGCAACAGATCTGCTTCTTGTTGTAGTTCCTCATCAAGGGAATTGTACCACTCAAAGTAATCTTCTTCGGTATCTAGATCCCACATGATGTTCAGCATGCGTTTCTGACGCTTGGTAAGACCAGTAATTGTAATCATGCATATTCCTTAAAAATTTTAGACCATGTCTTCAACTTATTGATTTTCTCATACTTAGCAGTCATGACTGCAGACTCACTGATAATTTCATTACTAATCAAAAGATCAATCATGCACATGAGATCTCCGATTTCTTCCTCTAGATGTTCACGATTGGTTTGACCCTTGTATTCGTCATCTATACCAAACCGAAATACCTTGCTGATTGCTTGGATAACCTCGGCACATTCTTCCTGCAAAATCAACAGGACTTCACTGTCGATCGCATTCTTTTTTTTCATTGCTGCAAATTTATTCATATCAACCCCAATCTTTCTTATCACCAAAACTTTCATTCCACGCATAACCTGCCGAGTAAGCAGTAATTTCTGCAGCTGTCATTTCAGCCAGTTCTACACGAGGACTTATTGAAGTGTCACCTGTGTAGTAGTGTGGAGTATATCCACGATGATAGTAAGAATCACACGTGCCACGATCCCATGGACCGCCATGACGCTTATCGTATCCAACTGTTTCAACTATTTCCATTATTCTTCTCCGTAGTAGCCGTAATCTTCGTCAGTACCGAAACCAGCAGAAGCCATAGCGGAGTCATGATCACCATCCATGGACTCATCTACGTCTGGATCTGGATAAGTTTCCAGCACATCGTAGACCATGGTAAGTTGAACATCCAGCAATCTTGCGATGCTTGGAGGGGAAATGCCCTCATCCAACAGATTGCGAATTTCCATATCGAGATCAGCCATTTTACTCATCTTATTCTCCAGTGTAAAATTCATACATCTTAACGCTAGGATCCAGTTGGATCAACTGTTTAGCAACAGTGGTCAACTCACGATACTTCGCCTGAACCTGAGCACGTGAAAGTTCACCATCACATGTCAAGTTCTCGGGGCTAAGGTCAGCATCAAGTTTGTCTGCCAGACGCTGACGATCAGCATGGGTAGACAGACTGTATTGAGCACCTTTAAAGATAGCATTCCACTTGTTTGTCTTTTCGACAAATGCGTTCAACTGTTTCATTTTGCACCTTTCATAGCAACAACACCAGACAAACCGATCAACAGACCGACAGCAGCCAGAGCCGAGCAAGCCAGCAGGGAATTCTCAGGGAAGTCCAAGCCACCTACGGCACCATACACCAGAAAAAAACCTATAAACATACGGATAGAACCACGCATTTTTAACTCCTTTTCATTCATCATACAATAATTATACCGCTAACCTGAATTAAAGGCAAGCGATTTCTTGCATTCCCTCCAAAAGTTGAGGGGATTGCCTAAGTTGTTGATTTTAAAGGGATTTTTTGGCGAATCGTATCCCTACGTAGGTGCCGCAGAAAGCACCCAGACATGCAGGGATCAGTAGCCAGTGATCAGTCGTGTAGTTGATCACTGCTACGCTTGCAATAAAAAACACCACTACAGCCCAAATGCTGGAAAGTAGTGGTTTGCTGTCGTTGACTGCTTTTAGGTAGTAGGTGTAAAAGACATCGGTAAAGAACAGCGCAAAGAAAGTTGCGAACCACTCAGTCATTTTTTTCTACCTTCTTTTCGATCGCTGGTGGGAAATGCGGTTCAATGACGTAGTGGTTTGCAGTCCACCAGCCAAACGCACTGATAAAGCCATAACAAAAAATCTCAAGTATCATTTAACTCTCCGTAAGTTCATTAACAAAATTCAGTAGTAAGGTATGGTGTCTTCCACCATTCCAGTGTTTATTTATGTATTCCCATGGTTTTTCATACCAGTAGAGTGGTGCTTCTGGATGACATCCTATGATGCCAACACGATCTTTAATGATTGCCATGGGATCGCCATTTGCATAACGTGCAACTGTCTTGAAAGTGCTTTCATCGCCGACCAGCGCACAGCCATCATAGAAATACATTTTCTCTGCTTGACCATTCCATGTGACTGAAGCCACTGTTCCGTAGCTGCGTTTTATGTCAGCATTTGGTCGCTTGATATATTGCTCTGCACGAACATCACCGATAAGATCGAAATACCACTGGTCAGCCCAGTAAGCACCCATGCAGATACCAAGGTAGTATCCGCCATCTTCAATAAACTTTGCTACTCGGTTTCCAGTTCTTCGAGTAAAAAATTTATACATTTTATCGCTATCACCAATCCCCCCAGGAAAAGCAATAACATTAAGACCATTGAAAAAATTAACATCTTCTATGTCCTTTTCGCTAAATGTCCTCACATTATAGTTGGGTGATAATGCATGCACCATCGCATCAACGCAATCCTTGGAGCACTCAGGATGGCGCAAAAATATAGCAATTGTTTTCATTTCACTTCCAATATTTTGAATAATCTACTCTATTCCAATAACTCTCGTTGTTTCTATTCCAGAAGTTCTTTATGAGATACCAAGCCATGCCAAAGTATCCCATTATTTCAAACCTACGACTGTCTTGCCCAAAGTAGTGGTTTACAAGTTTAAATTTCTTAACATCGTATTGTTTAGATAAGAAAAAGTCTTCACTGGTACCATACTTTTCAGAGAACCCACCATACTCGTCAAATTTATCTTTTCGTGTCAGCATGAAAGCACCAACTGCGAAAGGCACTTTGTATTTCATTATGTTGTTTACAAAATTAAACAGCATGAATGCAATCTGTGCTCTTTTATCTCTATCGTAACATTTTACATACAACCCAACAAGATCTAGATTGTTTTCTTCTAGTTCTTTAACAGCATCTCGTATAACAATATCCTCAAAGAAACGCACATCTGAATCAATGAAAAGAATATACGGAGTAGTGACTAACTTAGCACCACTGTTCTTCGCGAACGATACTGGTCCACCATCAATAACTTCTACATTTAAGTTACCCTTCATCAATTGAATAACTTTACGGGTATTATCTGTAGAACAATCTGCAATGATGATTCTAGTACTGCCTATCATTTGATTGCGTAAGTGTGTCAAAAGATATGGAATATAGTTCTCCTCATTTTTGCAAGGAACTACTATTGTAATTTTATCCTGTAACATCATCAGTTTCCTTAGTCCATGTCACTATTTCCCAGCGACCATCATAGTGCTCAACCAGAGCAGTGCAACTTTCAACCCAGTCACCATCATTCATGTATACAATACCATCAATATCTTTTATTTCAGCATGGTGAATGTGGCCACAGATGACTCCATCAAACCCACGTTTCTTACAGTAAGTTGCCAGATTTTTTTCAAAGTGGAATATAAAGTCAACTGCTTTCTTCACTCTTCCTTTAAGGTACTTGCTAAGACTAAAGTACCCAAAACCCATACGATGACGTACCCAATTGAATTTGCTATTAAGCGATAAAATAACATCATATGCT